AACGGCCTGATCGCTGGCGATGTCTGCAACGACATCCGCGTGCGTCACTCCGGCAATGTGGTCGACGATGTGATCGAGGGTTCGTTCCGCGTTCTCGACAATGTCGAGGAAATCGGCTCCCGCATCCAGACCTACAAGTCGATCAGCCTGCGCCCAGAGGAGCAGACCCTGTTCGCCAATGCCGCGCTCCAGTTGCGCTGGGACGAGGGCAAGGCTCCGGTCGAGGCCGAGCGCGTACTGCGTGCCCGCCGCTGGGACGACCGCAAGGACGACCTGTGGACGACCTTCAACCGGGTGCAGGAAAACCTCGTGAAGGGCGGCGTCGCTGGCCGCGCCAGCACTGGCCGTCGCCTCACCACCCGCGCTGTCGGCGGCGTGACTGAGAATGTCAAGTTGAACCGCGCTCTGTGGACGCTGGCCGATGGTCTCGCCCAGTTGAAGCAGGGCGTGGTCGATGTCGAGGAGTTGGTGGCGGCATAAGGCGGGGGGGGCTTCGGCCCCTCCCTTTTTAGGGAGTTTTTTGGTCTAGGGAAAATACCTAGACTTTTTTTTATCTGGGGGTTGCACAAGTTTAATTTTGGGTTATACTTCAGTCACGATCATGTGATCGGTAACAACGACAGCGAGGAAATCATGACAACAGTATTCGACAGCCTGACCGAAGACCTAGACGCCATCTACGCCCCGTCGCGTAAGCCTGCGGCCCCGGTCTACAAGCAGACCTGCGGCAAGTGCAACGGCAAGGGCCGCGTGACCTTCGGTTTCACCTATGTGCAGTCCGGCACCTGCTTTGCCTGCAAGGGCAAGGGCTTCTTTGAGTTCAAGACCAGCCCCGAGCAACGCGCCAAGGCCCGCGTGGCCTCTCAAGCCCGCAAGGATCGCGTACAAGCCGCCGCAGTGGCCCGCGCTGATGACTGGCGTGCCGCCAACCCGGTAGAGGCTCAGTGGCTCGAAAAAGCCGCCTCCCGTGGCTTTGAGTTTGCCGTCTCTCTGTCCGAGGCCCTGAACAAGTTCGGCCACCTGACCGAAGGCCAGATCGCCGCTGTGCGCAAGTGCATCGTCCGCGACAACGAGCGCAAGGTCGAGCAGGCCCAGCGTGCGGCTAGTGCCCCTGAGTTGACCGTAGAGGCCATCGAGACAGCCTTTGCCAACGCCAAGCAGGCTGGCATCAAGTGGCCCAAGTTGCGCCTCGACGACTTTGTTTTCAGCCCCGCAGGCGCCAACAGCGCAAACGCTGGCGCTGTGTATGTGAAGCAGGGCGAGACCTACCTCGGCAAGGTTCTGGGCGGCAAGTTGTTTGCCAGCCGGGACTGCAACAACGAGACCCGCGACCGTATCGTGGCCGTGGCTACCGACCCCCACGCCGCCGCTGTGGCTTACGGCAAGCGCTTTGGCCGCTGTGCAGTGTGCGCCCGGGAGTTGAGCGACGAGGCCAGCATCGAGCGCGGTATCGGCCCGGTCTGTGCGGAGAACTACGGCTGGTGATCTGGGGGGGTTGACACCCCCTCTGGTTTAATCCAGAATTAAACGACTGACAGCGAATAGGAGCGAATCATGGCAAGAACCAAGAACCAATACATCGCCGAGATCGAGGCAACGGTCTGCGGCATTCCCTGCATCATCGGCGTGACCGACTACGAGGGCTACACGCCCGCCTATGTCTCTGGCCCGCCGGAGAACTGCTACCCGGCTGAGGGTGGCTACGGTGACTACCACCTGCTCGACCGCAAGGGCTATCGCGCCCAGTGGCTGGAGCGCAAGGTCACCAACGATTCTGAAATCCAAGACCAGATTTTTTCTTACTTTGAGGAGTGAACCATGAGCGACTTTCAAACCCTTGACAACATCGTGCGCGGCTTTTTCGACAACCTGCCGAAGGCATATGTCGTGTACTGCGACTACATCGCGCACACCATCGTCGGCAACTTGAAGGCCAACGACACCGAGAAGTTGATCGCCAGCGTCGGGCGCCCGCAGTACGACCTGACCCCGGAGGGCGGCTTCCGGTCGACCAAGAAGGTGATCGATGTCGAAGACCGCTTTGGCACCAAGTACCGCGTGACGGTCGAGGAGGTGCGCTCATGATCCACAAGACGACCGCCTTGGCTCTGCTGTTTGTGGCCGTTTTGAGCGCGGCCATCTTTGCCTTTGTGGTGTTGGTAAGCAAGCCCGCAAAGCCCGTTAAACCGATTCAGAAACCAATCAAAATCGAAAGGGTTATATGGGTATGATGAGCGGCAATTCAGTCTGGCAAATGTTTGTGGTGTGGGGCACGGTTGCAGTGCTGGCGCTCTGCGTTTTGGTTTTACTCAATTGGAGGTGGTGATGACTAAGCAAGAGATCGACGAAATGATGAAGGACTTACCGAGCCAGCAGGGATGGCCCCGGGAAGAGACACTGTTGGAAAAAATCATCGGAGGGGTTGCATTTACCCTGTTCGTGCTTATACTTTGCTTCATATAGAAAGCGAACGGATAGCGAATGAGTAGCGAATTCAAACCGAGTCGGTTACTCAAGGGGTGGTGACCCTCTACCAACACTGGAGGCCCGTACACGATGCGGGCCTTCTCATTTGTGCATCACTGTGTTAAAATTTGGGTTACATCAAATACATAAAAAGATTGGAGCGGCAATGGCACAACAGCGAATTTATTTGGTCGGCACGCCCGACGGAAAAGTGCGTTTGATCAAGGCGACGGTGCGACAGCAGGCGGTGGCCCATGTGGCGAATACACTGCTCACGGTTCGCGTCGCGTCTCAAGACGATTTGGTCACGGCCCTGAAGGCCGGGATCGAGATTGAGCAGTACCGCGCCCCGGAACAGCCGGAGTTGCAAGAGTTGATCGAGTACAGCGAATCCCCAGCGAACTGAAGAGCCAAGTTAAGATCACAGCGGAGGGGCCAGAACGACAGGATGCCGCGCAATGTGGGGTTCGGTTGTTGTACACACTGGCCCCGCCAAAAACCCTAGCGGATTGAAAGCGAATCGATTACACTAAAACGCATTCAATTTCAACAGGGGACTAGGGGTAATGCCTGAAACTGCCACAAAGCCGCGTAAGAAGGCCACCAAGGCCACAGTAGCCGCCGAGACAGGCGGCAGTACTGGCGCCGCCCAAAAACCCGCCCAAGCCCAAAAAAAGCCCATCACTGGCCGTCCTACTAAGTACGACGAATCCATAGCATCTGAGATATGCGTGCGCCTTGCTAACGGAGAGGCACTGAGACAGATATGCATGGAAGACAAGATGCCTGCGCAGTCCACCGTTTATTTGTGGTTGACGCGCTTCCCCGTCTTTTCGGAGATGTACGCCCGCGCCCGCGAGGATCAGGCCGACACGCTGGCTGACGAGATTCAAGCCATCGCTGACGAGATGCCGATGGAGACGACCGATAAGGACGGGAACACCCGATTCGATTCGGCCTACATCAATTGGATGCGCCTGCGGATAGATTCCCGCAAGTGGGTCGCGGCCAAACTGAAGCCCCGTAAATACGGCGACCGCGTGGCGCTGGAGGGAACCCCTGATGGCGCCCCGATCAAGACAGAGGACACCGGGTCAAGCCGCCTCTTCGAGTTGATCAAGACTATGGAGATGGCAAAGCGTGCTGGTTGAACACCTCGACGACGAACTGGCCCGGGAGTTCGATGCCGAATCCCCGGAGAGTCAGATCGCTGTCTTGGCGCACGCTGAATGGGTCGCTGGTGCCCATCGATACCAGATACCGCCCCCGCTGGAGCAGGACTACACCGTCTGGATGATGCTGGCTGGCCGGGGTGCAGGAAAGACCCGGAGCGCCGCTGAGGCCCTGTGGTGGTGGGCATGGACTACCCCCGGCTCACGATGCCTCGTGCTGGCCCCTACATCGAACGATGTGAAGTTCACCTGCTTCGAGGGTCAGTCTGGCCTGCTGTCAGTTATACCGCAAGAACTGATCGTCGACTACAACAAGCAAGACCACCAGATCAAACTGGTCAACGGCTCCATCATCCGGGGTATCTCAGCCGACTCATACGAGCGTCTGCGCGGCCCGCAGTGGCACTTTGCATGGTGTGACGAGTTGGCCGCATTCACCTACATCCAAGAGGCGTGGGACATGATGATGTTTGGTCTGCGTCTGGGTGATCAGCCCCGCGTGATTGTGACCACGACACCGCGCCCCAAGGACTTGATCCTCGACCTCGTTGGCCGGGAGGGTGACGATGTGGTGATCGACCGCGCCTCGACCTACGAGAACGCCGCCAACCTTGCTGAGAACTTCTCCAAGCAGTTGGAGCAGTACAAGGGGAGCAAGTTGTACCAGCAGGAGGTGCTGGGCGAGATTGTCGACCTCGAAGACGGCAAGGTGGTCTCCCGCGATATGTTCAAACTGTGGCCCGCCAATAAGGCGTTCCCCAAGTTCGAGTTCATCATCCAGTCCTATGACTGCGCCTTCTCTGAGAAGACCTACAACGACCC